ATTGCACCATAAGCAGAGTTGAGTGAAATCTTTTTAGCCATCTGAATATTGTTGTATCTTGAAATGTCTTTAAGTAGTTTTTTATCTTTTGTATTTTCATATTCTTGTTTTGCCTCCAACATCTTTTTCTTGTATTCAATCCTAGTGTTATACATATCTTCCATCAACTGTGGAAGAAACCCTTTCTTATCAGTTCTGAATAACGCACCGTTAGGTGTCATAGTATGATGTTTATTTAATTTACTTGTATCATAACTTTTATCTAATAACTTTTCTACTTTCATATCTGGGATTGGTTTAGAATTAATAATTGTTTCAGGTGATATATTATACTGCATAATCAAGTGAGGATATAGAGAGTTTAAATCGAATGAAACAACCCATTCATGTAAACCAACTTGAGGATCTTTTACATATGCACCAACTAAATCTTGTGAATCTCTATCTCTTTTTAGTGGTACACAAATATTCTTTTTTCGAAGATAATTATAAATCAAACAATCCCACGTTCTTACTTGTGAAAAGATATCTTCATAATTTACTTTGGCATTATAGGCCATGGTGATGCACAATTCAATCAATTTAAGTTTTTGTTCTAGTCGATCAACAAGTTCAACGTCTTGGATATTATAGTCAACAAAAGATTGATAATCATTGGTATACCATTCTTTAAATGTTTCGTATGGGTTATCATCTTTCTTTTCACCAAGTTCAACCTCTGCAATATGATCTAGTTTGAAACTTTCATGGTTCTTTACAGTCAATTTCTTATACAAGTCCATATAATCTAACTGTGATACACCTAGAATATTAAAACGTGAATGAGTTCTACCCATGATATTTAAATCATCACTACGAACAATACCCCATGGTGATAATCGTTTTACATCACGTTCACTCATTGTATTGATGATACGATTACAGATATATGCCATATCAAATAGTTTACTATTCCAACCAGTGATAATATCTGGACAGTTTTGTTGCCAGAATGATAAGAAATCAGACAACATATGTTTTTCAGATGAACAACGAATAAACTCTACATATGATTTGTCTGTTTTAAAATCATTAGTACCCCATACAACAATTTTACCATTGTTATGGTTTTTGATTGTGATACAAAGAACTTCTTCCGATGCATCGTTTGGATCTGGGAAACCATTCTCACATGCAACCTCAATATCAATTGTAAAGATTTTAATTTTCTTTAGATCGTAATCAATATCATTAGGATAGTAATCAGAAATATATTGATAGTTGAATCGTTCCATACCAAAAGCAAAACCCTCATGACCTTCGTATCGTTGAATAAACTCTTTTGCATCTTTGATTGATTTAAACTTTTTAGGTATTAGATATTTACCATCTAGTGATGTATATTTTGTTTTATCTTTGTATTGATGATACATTGTAGGTTGAAAATACACTCGATCATCAAATGATTTACCACCTTGTACACCTCGTACAAGTATCTCATTACCATACTGTATAACGTTTGTATAAAAATCGTTCAAGGTACTTTTACCACCAATCCGTCATGTTGATTAAATAAAACAATTTGACATCCACATCGACTATATTTTTCATCATACTTATCTGTATATTCTAACACGGCACGTTCTGGTGTGTCTTCATCGATTGGTTTGATTTTATTCATCCATTCGTCTGTTATATAAACATGACAAGTACCACAGACACAACCACCTCCACAAATCGCTTCAATACCAGGTATATGTTCGTTCTTTGAATAGAAACGTGCAGCTTCCATTACTGTGGTGTCTTCTGGAACTTCTACTGTTTCAATATGATTATTATTTTTATCTAAGAAAGTCACTTTAGGCATAATATTATTATATCACAAAACGATTGAAAAGTCAATCTTTAAGTGTCATTATTGTCTTCTTTTTCAATATAGTCTGATAGAACAAATCGTCTATTTGGATTTACTGCCACTCGAAAACGTGTCAATAAGTCACGGTTGACAAGTATGGTACTTTTTGCATCTTGATCTGTCAAACCAAAAGGCACATTTGGATAAACTCTGTTATTGAATTTAACATCTAATTCAATGATTGGTCTTTCTTCTTTCATTGTAATATGTTCTGGATTACTTACACCAATAATTTTACTGGTAAACTTTTTACCTTTGTATGACCATGATACATTTTTACCATTGACGTTCATTGTATCAACTGCAAACATCGATGCCTTTGTACCATTACCTGTATCAAACTTTGCACGAATAGGACCAATACCATCTATTTCAATTCTTTCTAAGTATCCACTTTCAATTTGAAATGATGGTTTTCTTCGATTAGGTTTCTGAATATATTGAATAATGTTTTTCATAATACCTTTATTGTTCATCTTTTCAGTAGGTTTACCTGTTTTAATATTGTAACCCATATAGTTAGAACCAAATCCTGGTGAACCATTACACTCTAAGATCATAATCTCATCATTCACAACAATGTGATCTACACCAACAAGTGTTGTACCGACAGCACGTGATGCTAAAATAACTTGTTCTTTTTCTTTGTCTGATAACTTGTATGGTTCTGTTTTTGCACCCATATGTCTATTAGAACGAAAGTCATCTTTAGGTCTTATTCTTTTTGTTGAACCTACAATCTTTCCGTCTAAAACAAGTGTACGAACATCAAAATCAAATTTCATAAATTCTTGGATAATCAACTGTGCATCATACTTCCATAATGATTGAATAACAGAAACCATTGATTCAAAATCTTTGACGATAGATACACCAATACCTTGTGTACCAGTCATCGTTTTAATGATAATAGGAAATTGACCACCAATTCGTTTGTGGGCATCTGGAATACTTTTAACGTTTGATACAATTGATGTTCTTGGAACAGGAATATTGTTTCTTTCAAATGCAAGATAAGATGACATCTTGTTATTACAAGTTAACATACCATCTCTATCGTTAATCATAAACGCACCTGCACGTTCAAACGATGATAACAATGCAAGTCCAACTTCCGTTTCTACGGAACCTGCACGTGTGAAAACTACTGTACGTGAAATATCAAATTCCACATCTGTACCTTCACCATCTACATTGGAAACTTTAAGTGTTTGTTTATCTAAATCTGTTTCAGCAACCCAAGCTTCTTTGATTGAAATAAGATGACATTCAATTTTTAATTCATCACAAACACTTTTAAGAATATTACCAAAGACAACAGGATTCTTTGTAATCTTGTTTGTCAGAATTGCTACCTGTATATTGGTAACTTCTTCTTTTGCCTCAGCAATAAATTCGTTAAACTTCGGTACTTTCATTTGATTGCTCGTCTTCTTTTTTCTTTCCGATGTTATATTTTGTCTCCAACAGCCATTCACTCTTCTCTTTGTATGTAAGTATCTTTATTTGACTTAATGGCGCTGCTTCATAGGGACACTCACTCATAATTTTTACTAAGCCCCAATCCTGTAGCAGATTTGCGATTGTATTTCTACGGGACAAGTCATTTACTGATATGTTTGTTTGCTTTCCATCAAGCGCAAATAGCTCTTTGAAATGCACAATATAGTATCTACCTTGCTTGTGTAGAATATGACAGGACTGATACAGCTTCCTCTCTTTTCTGGAAGCCACACCAATGCGTGATAGCGTCTCTCTAACTTTTAGAAAATCATCAGGCTCATCTAGGGCCACTTCAAGTAGTTGTTCTTGTGTCCAATTAATTTCTTCCATCTCTTCCGCCTTTATTCATTTTTTGTTTTATGGCAGAAATTTGTTCATCATCCAGTATATCAAGAGCAACCTTTGCTTTTTCGTTATCGTATCCATAGAACTCTTTAACATACTCTAGATTCTCTAATTTCATCGCCTTCACCCAAGGTGTGTATCTTTTCCTTGGACGTAGACTATTTATCAAAAAATCAAATTGAAGTTTTTTGTCCAAATGGTGAAACTGGTTAATCTCATTTACTAGCATGATTGTGTCTTGAAATGGTGCAACACACTTATTTACGATATATGGCGGATATTTTCTTTCCCACTGTTCATCCTCTGTGTCCATGAGTGGTTCTTTGGTATAGTTTATCGCATTTAGATAATCTTTCAATTCATACATTATAAGCCTCTCCCCATGTCATCTCTTTTCTGGAGCCTTGCTCCTCACTATTTGCATAGTCAATCAACATGAGTTCTCTTCGGGTTTCTTTATCACTTATCTGTGCTATTTCTGTTTTACGATCTGTCTCTCTTCCAAGAATACAAAACAAATATGCAAGGTGTTCCGCTTTCTCTCCAATGACACTTTGTATTACACCTCTATCGGCCGTAGTTTGATGATGAAAAACAGCGGTGCCATATATGGAGTGAAACAATCCCGCATCTTGGACATGTTGTGGGGCACCCATCTCCTCTAATATATTTGATACTCCGATAAGATGGTCAAGCAAAGTTCCACCACTGTGTTTCGTCTCCTCAGTGCCAAGTTTTTTGAGAAAGTCAATCTTTGTAGAAGTCAAGTCGTTCAATGTTTCCCCCCTCAACGTATGTCTTAAACACAATGACACTTCTCAACTCATAACATTGACGAGACACCGGCATGGCTTGGTGTGGTGTTTTCGCATCAAACACAATCAGTCTATTTCCAACGTATGGAACTAGCTCACCACCAACGACTGTTCCACCACCCCAATCTTTTTGCCAATCAAGACGAGGGTAGTATATCATAGTAAAGTCACCATCATCTGTATGTTCATGTGGCTCAATACCATGAGTATGTGCGTTTAGATATATGCGTTTAGATCTCTCAATAGTGTAAGTGTTTTTGAAATCATATTTATAAAAGATTGTCTGCCACAACTGCACCAACCAGTCAAAACCATTCTCAATCGCTTGCTCCTCTGTCTCACCACAAAAGACATGCCAGTGTTT